CCGAGGTCATGAAGATTGACATGATCTCTTGGGGCGCCAACACAGGGGGCTACCCACCCAAGTGGCAAGAGTTTGCCGCCCTGTTTGACAACTACCCTGAGCTACAGCCCACCGAGCATGAGAAGATCCGCAAAACAAAGTACGAGTACCGCCTGCGCAATGAGCTGGCTATCCGTGCAGGCTTAGCAAAGAGGAAGGCATGACAAAAAGTGACGCCCAAAAAATCCTTGACGAAATCCGCGAGGGGTACGGCAACGCCTACACCGAGGCTTGCGCCATCGAATGTCTGTATCTCACAGGAGACCTTGGAGCACATGAGACAGTGCGAGGCAAGGGAGTGGATGAGCAGGTACGAGAAGAAGGCTATCGAGCGAGGCTCAGGCAACGCGCAATCATGGTGGCAAGGAGTAAAGAATGACATCGCAAAACGAAGAGGGCAAGCCTCTTGTGACGACCTTGTCCAAAGAATGCAAAACGAGCGTACTGCGCGTCGAGCTAGACTTCCCGCCGGCGGAGCTGTTCCCGAACCGAGCCAAGGGGACTCACTGGGGAAAGTTGTACAAGATTCGATCCGACTACCGAGAGGGAAGTACGTGGCTGGCAAAGCACCAGATCAAGGGGTGGAAACACCATGGTGGACTGATTAAGCTCACCATCACGTTTGATATGCCTGACAAGCGCAAGCGTGATGCAGACAACTGCCTAGCCGCGGCCAAGGGCGCGCTAGACGGGTTAGCTGACGCATTGTTTTTGAATGACCAGCTTTTCCAGCCAATCATGATTTACAGGGTCGAGGGAAAGAAGCCGGGGCGACTTATCGTGGAGATTGAACAATGAAAATATGTGTCTACACCATAGCCAAGAATGAAGAGCACCACGTTGAGCGCCTTTGCAACTCAGCTAAAGATGCTGACCTGATCTTGATACTTGATACTGGGTCAACTGATAAAACCGTTGAGGTCGCTCGCCAGCATGGCGCCCAAGTCCATGAACAGAAGATCTTTCCATGGCGCTACGACGAAGCCCGAAATCGGGCGTTGGCGCTCATTCCAGACGATTTTGATGTCTGTGTAGCCATGGACATGGACGAGTACCTTGCAGAGGGCTGGAGAGCCGAAATAGAGCGTTTATGGGTGGATGGGGTTAACCAGATCAACTACGTGTTCAAAATTACGGAAAAACGTAGTTTTGTAAACAATAAGATCCATGGAAGGTTTGGTTACTTCTGGCAGTGGCCTGTCCACGAGTGCCTATCCCACGACGTGCGCATCGCGCACAAACCAGCTCAGAGCGAGATGACGATCATTGTTCATGACCCCAAGATTGAGGCAAAGCTGGACAAGCATCATGAAATGCTGGAGTTTGCCGTCAAGCAGTTTCCTGACAGTGGTCGCATGGTTTATTACTACGCCAGAGACTTGGTCAATCTTCAAAAGTGGGAGAAAGCAATCCCTTATCTCAAGAAGTACCTCACGCTAGACACCCGAAAGAATGCCAAAGAGCGAGCTGTGTCTATGCTTCACCTTGGACGATGCTACGAAAAGTTAGGTAAGGCTGACGAATCCATCGAGTGGTTTAGGAGTTCGGTTTTTGAAAACCCCTTGATCAAAGACTCGTGGTACGACTTAGCTCATGCGTACTTTAAACATAAACGCTACCCTGAAGCCTACGCAACATTCTTGGTTGTCCCGAGCATCAGCAAGGTAAGAAACGAGCTCAGGGACAACTCAGAGATGTGTGGCTACGCACCGTGGGACTGGGCAAGTATTGCCGCTTCACGCACAGGAATGAAAGAAGCCGCGGCAATGTGCTGTGAGCTGGCGCTGGAGCACCTACCGGGCGACGACCGAATGACCAAGAATTTAGAAGCCTACAGAAACGCAATACCTAAGAAAAAAATCGAGGAAAAAACATGAGCAAACTTATTGACCCAAATGAAGCAGTCGATTTCATGATTGCCAACTCAGCCAAGTACGCCGAGGCAGAGGCTAACAAGGTGTACATGGAGGAGCTACGCAAGACCATCAAGGCAGAAGAGATGAAAAATGCTGAGGTGCACGGCAATGGCGAGTACAAGACCGCGGCCATGCAAGAACGAGAAGCCTACGCCTCCCCACGCTACAAAGAGCATTTACAAGCCCTCAGACAAGCCGTACAGGAGCGCGAGCGCCTTCGGTGGCTCCTCATAGCCTGTCAGGAAAGAATCGCTGTATGGCGCTCCATGGAGGCTTCCAACCGCCACGTTGAGAAGGCTACGCTATGAGCGACCGCATGGATATAGCTTTAGACCTTGCGCAGAAGTGCTGGAGCAAGGCGTACAGAAAAGAGCCTCATTTTGTGGAAACTTATTTGCTTAACGCTGAGCAGTTGCTTGCAACTAAGCCTGTTGTTTTGGGTGATGAGTTTCGGGATTACTGCAAAAACAATTTGCTTTTTTTGCCTATGACTTTGCACCACAACACTTGGGTTTCAGGTGTTAAGGCGTTACAGATGATTGGCTGGATTGACCCGATTACAAAAGTTGAGCCAATAAAAACACACAATCACATGGACACCGTGACTATGTGGCGAAGTAATTTGTATGACGGCAGGACACTGCCAAAGCCGCCACAACTGGAGCTGAGCTTTTAATTCATGAACAACACTCTCACAGCAAAAGAAAAAGCCTACGTCGGGCTGGTCAAGGAGCTCCCCTGCTCTGTGTGCGACCAAGAGGGGCCAAGCGACGCCCACCACGTCAAACAACACAGGCAGTACACCGTCGTGGCTTTGTGCAAGTCCTGCCACCAAGGTAGCAAGATGGGCTGGCACGGCGAGCGTAGGGCGTGGGCGATAGCCAAGATGGAGGAGATCGATGCGTTAAACGTCACCGTGCAGAGGGTGATGGAGCTTTTGTTGAAGAGGTAGGGAAAACACCTACAAATTCTTTTTAAAAAAGATTGCCAACCCGCTTTAACTTCGTGTTAAGATCCCAATCACTGCAATAAGCAGGTTACCTGAAAGACAAACATTATGACTACAGCAACACAGATCCAGACAGAAGCTCTGATCTCTACAATCACTTCTGACATCGACGCACTCTACGTGCTCGACCAACAAGCCAAAGCATTGGCTGAGCAAGTCAAGGCAATGAAAGAAGCCATTGCCAACAAATACGGTGAAGGCGAGCACAAGGGCGAGTTGCACAGCGTGTCTGTGAAGCTCATCGAAGTCTCAGGCACCGTTGACTACAAAAAGCTTTGCGTCTCCTACGGTATCACTGACGACGTCTTGGCTACCTTCCGCAAAGAAGGTCGTGCTGACATTCGCGTTTCTCCAGCCAAGTAAGGAGAACGACAATGTCCTACCAATACAACGACGGAGGCCGCTCGGCGGCTGGCTTTAAAGGTAAAGCAGGAGACTGCGTAGTTCGATCAATCTGCATTGCAATGAACCTTGACTACAAAGCCACTTACAAACTATTGGCTCAAGCCAACAAAGATTACGGCAACGAAAAATCTGCTCGTAATGGTCTTAGCAAAAAGGTTTACATCCCCTTCTTACAACAGCATGGTTGGGTTTGGATGTCAGCTCCAAAGTTTGAGGGACGCAAGGCACGTTGCGCAGATATGCCAAAGGGCGTAGTGATTGCAAGGCAGGCGCATCACTTGGTGGCTGTCATTGACGGTGTACCAAACGACATCGGTAACCCATCACACAAGATGGTCTACGGATACTGGGCAAAGGCATAAAACAAGGGGTAGGGAAAGTCCCTACTCCAACCCGTTTTAATTTAGTGTTACAATTCATTCACGCCAATAAGGCGGTTACTTGAAGGAAATCAAAATGGCAAAAATTTACAAAGCTTACGTCTACCAAGACGACCGTTGTTTCACTGGTGAAATCGAAGGCATCTTTATCAACACCAATGTTGTTGAGTTGCAAAACACTCCCATCGAGTTTTACGCTGACTCCAAGCAGGCTTTGCTTGCTGACATGGTCAAGTTCCTGAAGGGCACTGGTCACACTGGCATCTTGCGCGTTGCCAATCAGGTCAGTCACCCTTTGCAAAAGCTCTCCATGGACGAGCTGTGCGAACTTGAGGACAAAGCAGAAGCCGCTTACCGCGCCTTGAAAAAAGAATACCATGCCGCTTACAACAATGGCGTAGTTCTCAGCTATGAGCCTTGCGCCTGCGCTGGCCGCCGTTTGAGCGCCATCCGCAACCAAATTTATGAAATTGACGAAGAAGGTCAGCGCATCGCTAAATACGATGCCATCTCCCGTAACCAACTCATGCTCGACGACGCCTAAAACCCGCCCCTTTGGGGGCTTACTTGAAAGAACCATCATGAAACTTGAACTTGAAACAACCGTTACCACCGAGTGTGGTCATCGCGTAACAGTCTGTCAGTGGGACGAAGGAGGGGTTTGGCTCCACCTGCAAATGCGTGGGTGTACAGCCCACACCACCCTGACTCGTACAGAGGCTGAGAAAATTCTTGCAGGCTTGCAGGCTATCTTGGCTCAAGAGGTGCCAGCATGAGCGAGACCAACATGAGCCCGTACATTAAAGGTTTCAACGCAGGGGTTGACTGCGTTTTGACCGAAATCAAACGCCTCGATAAAACGGGCCCTTTAAGCCTCGATCAGCTACTCAAGCACCTTGACCCTCAACGCGACCAGAAAACGGCTCAAAAGACCGATAAAGGGGCTTCCTGATGCTGTCTGTGATCAAGAGCATACGGGTTACGCTTCGCGGAATACCTGATGGCATGACCTTAGAGGAGCTATCGGATTTGTTAAACAGACCAAAGAGCAACGTCAGGAAGGTGTTAAAAGCCATGCCTGACGTGTACATTGATAGGTGGGAAGTAGCGCCAAGGGGGCAGTACAAAGCCGTATGGTGTGCCTGCATCCCACCAACAGATTGTCCAAGACCAGATGGGAAAACAGATGACTGAACCTAAGCTAAAAGTAGTATTTCAAGAGGGTTGCTTTGACGACTTTGATGGCACACCAGACGAGCTGGCTGAGATGATTGCTGAGCTACACCGTATGGCGGCAGACGGAACCATCATGGACGACGCCACGCCGTTGGATGACGACCAGATCGAGGAGCTCAATGAGGCTCGAAGCAGGCGGGAGCAAAGGCAATGAGAGACGAAGACGACGACATTCAAGAGTACGTAAAGCCTTGGGTTGGGCTGACGTATGAGGACATGGTTGCTCTACAAAAAGAATTGTTTGACAAAAAAGGTGAAATGGTTTTACCAACAACTTTTGCCCGAGCCATTGAAGCCAAACTCAAGGAGAAGAACTCATGAGCGAAGCAGAACTAAACATTTGGGAGAGGGCGCTGGGCTGGCGCAAAAGGCAGATGATCGAACGCCAGCTCGACCCCATCACAAACAAGATCAGGAACGACACACTCGAGGAGGTGGCGAAAGAAGTGAACAACTTCAAAGCCTTTGAGAAGGACACCATGGCAAGCTTTAGCGCGTACATACGGAGCATGAAGCAATGACCGAAGAGATCTGGAGACCAAAAGGCGACAAAGATTATTGGGCACAAGCTTGGATAATAGAAAACATTGAAGAGGCATACAAGCTCATCAAAGACTTACAAGCCGCAGGTCAGGAGCTGGAGTCAAAGCTTAAGTACGCTCAAACAAAAGCCGCAAACCTAGAGAAACAAAACAAAGAATTCAAGCTAACCATCAAGGACATGGATAGAAGGATCATGAGGGGCTTAGGAGACTGAGGTTGCACACAAACGAAAAGATCCGTTAAACTTTGCGTTAAAGGAGCTCAGTGATGGCAAAGAAACCAAAAGATCTTTCCAGCGACACAGTCGCCGATGTGACAGGTAAGCCGCAAACAAGAAAAGTAACAACAATGGGCAGACCATCAGTCTACTCAGAAGAGGTGGCAAACGATATATGCACAAGGCTAGGATTAGGTCAGAGCCTACGCAAGATATGCTTAGATGAGGATATGCCGAGCCTCAGAAGCGTGATGAATTGGTTGACCACCAAGCCTGACTTCTTGCAACAATACACACGTGCGCGTGAAATTCAGGCTGAGACTCAGTTCGATGAGCTGATCGACATTGTTGACCAACCGCCAGAGCTGGCGCGCATTGTGGACAAGAACGGAGAGCTGATTGAGGTCAAGTTCGACTCCTCCTACGTGGCATGGATGAAGCTGAGGGTCGACACCCGCAAATGGACAGCCGCTCGCATGGCGCCTAAGAAGTACGCTGAGTACAGGGCGCCAGAGGAAAAGGTTGACTCAATGATCGTTGACGGCGAGATCAAGACGGTCATGGACGTGGCGATCAAGCGCCTTGAGCTGATCAGGATCGCTGAATGAGTCAGGTCATAGAGCAGGACGTGCTGGACATCCTTGCTGATCCGAACATTAGGAAGAGCTTGGGCCCCTACCACGCGATGGCATACGCCAGACGGGCTAAATGGCTCTCAGGGGCGTTCAATCACCAGAAGCTACCCCAAGGTACATGGTGGAGCATATGGCTCATGCTGGCTGGTCGTGGAGCAGGCAAGACCCGCACCGCGGCTGAACAGCTTTGGTGGTGGGCATGGGAGAACCCCAATACCCGTTGGCTGGTCTCCGCCCCTACGTCTATGGACGTCCGCGGTACGTGCTTTGAGGGTGAGTCAGGACTTATGGCGGTGATCCCCGACATCCTGATCAGGGACTACAACAAAGCCTTACACGAGATTGTGCTGGTCAATGGTAGCTTAATCAAAGGCATCTCAGCCTCTGAGCCTGATCGTTTCCGTGGTGGCCAGTACCATGGTGCATGGCTAGATGAGCTGGCGGCATGGGACTACCTCGACGAAGCTTGGTACAACATCCAGTTCGCCGTGCGTCTTAAGAAGGCTGATGGCAGGACACAGATCCTTGCCACGACTACCCCACGCCCCAAAGACCTGATCGTAGAGCTTGTAGGGCGTGAAGGAGACGACGTAGCCATGACGACGGCATCTACCTACGTGAACCTAGCTAACCTTGCCCCTAGCTTCCAGAAGCAGATCCTCAGCTATGAGGGAACCAAGATCGGCAGGCAGGAGATCCACGCTGAGCTGATCGACCCAGAAGAGTCGGGTATCGTCAAGCGGGAGATGTTCAAGCTGTGGGCGCCCAACAAGCCGTTCCCCAAGTTCGAGTACATAGTACAGAGCTACGACTGCGCAACCTCAGAGAAGACAGCCAACGATCCGACCGCGGCTATCACGTTTGGGATATTCAAGCCCCTCGATGGCCCAATGTCCGCCATGGTGATCGACTGCTGGCAGGACAGGCTTCAGTATCCAGACCTGCGCCCCAAGGTGATCGAAGAGTACGACGTGGTCTACGGCGAGGGTAAGGACAAAAAGCGCGTAGACCTGATCCTTGTGGAAGACAAGTCCGCAGGCATAAGTCTTATACAAGACCTGCAACGTGCGCACATGCCTGTGAGGGCGTACAACCCCGGACGTGCTGACAAGCTCCAACGCCTGAACATCGTGTCCAACATCATCGCCGCTGGGCGTGTATGGATACCTGAGAGCAGTGTCAGGAAGGGCTACGTCAAGGACTGGGCTGAGGGCTTCGTGTCCCAGATCTGCTCCTTCCCTGACTCCACGCATGACGACTTCGTGGACGCCTGCACCCAAGGGCTACGGTTCCTGCGTGATGCTGGCTGGCTGGACATTGACGGCGCCCCAAGAGACGACTACGACATGGACGACTACCTTGACAGCGGTATGGCTAAGAAGCTGGAGAACCCTTATGCCGCATAAGGTAGGAGTCATGATCCCAACGCACAAGAGACCTGACCTACTGCGTCAGGCGGTACTCCAATGGATCGTGCAGACGGTCAAGCCAGACGTGCTGTGCATCAATCAGAACGGTAGCGAAGAGAGCTACGAGTGGGTGATCGAGGATCTTAAGCCTCTGATCAACATCAAGTGGATACACGTACCAAGCACGCTTAAGCAACACCTGTGGTACGCCTTGCCCTTGAGTCAGCTCCTAGCGGAAGGGTGCGACGTTTTTCTGTGGGCAGACCACGACGACATCTACTACCGTGACCATGTGGAGAAGAAGCTTGCCGCCCTTGAGGGGCACGACATGACGCTGTCAGACACTTGCGGGGTGCTGTATGTCAAGCCAAGGGACTACATGTACCAGCGCCCTGACAAGTTTGTAAGGCATGAGCCGGGGGGCATGACCTCCTCCACCGCCTTTAACCGAGCCTTTGCCATGTCGCTCATGATGGATCTGGTATCCGACGATCAGCACTTCTACTCAGACAACGTGTTGGCGCTGACCACAATGCCCAAACACAGTAAGAACGTGACGCAGGACGTGACCACGGTATATGTGGCACACAAGGGAGCGGTCAGCTCTGGGCACTGGGCTGATTTCGTTCTAGGCGCGTAGACACAGCATGAGCACCAAGGTATCATTGGGACAACAGCAACTCAGCGGGATAAGCCATGGCTGACGAAAACACACCAGCGTTTTACCCACGAGTTGGGAATATCAGGTCTAAGAACTTCAGATCGGCTCAGCCACCAGCTTTCATCGAAGATCCTAGAGCGATGGATCTGCCCCAGTACGGTGACGTTGACTTAAGCGTTCCCACCAAGGCTAACCTCGAGCTGAGTAGACGCATGGCTGAACGCGACGCTCAACTCAGGCGCCAGCGAGAGAGAGACAGATCCCCACTAGAGAAGGCGGCTGGCGCATTACAGACTGGCAGGCTCATGGGTTCAGCTTTGACCCAAGCCATCAATTCAATGCCTACCCGCATGGCAAAAGGTGACGAGGCGGCTGACAAGTTCATGCAAGAGCGCATGTATCAGCCTACACAACCTACGGCATATGAGTACGCGCAGGACATCAGCGACTTCCTTGAGAAGCTTGAGACCGACTACAAGATCCCACCAGTGCTACCCGAGGCGATGGCTTTGCAGTACCTGACAGGCCCAGCCACGTCCCAAGCTACGAGAGCGGCAGGCAAGGGTGCAGAGCAAGCTGGTATGGCGCTTGAGCGAAGCATGGCGCCTGCTGTGACTGGCGCCCTTGAGCGCGGTGGTCTACAGCGTGACCTTTTGACAGGGCTGGCTCAGGGCACACGCTCAAACGTCTATGTGCCGCACACGCCGCAAAAGCCTGATCCCAACGTGGGGTCTAGATTCAAAACTGAGTACGTAGGCAACTTGGCTCCAAAGAAAGAGTTTGACATCGAAGCCAACCAAGACTCAAGCGTCATGGCCAACCCATGGGACTTGACCAGCCGTGGTGAGAAGGTTTTAGAAGTTTCTGACACGCCAATGACTAGCCCCATCATTACTGAAGGTGGCCACGACTTTGCCCGTGATCTTGCCAATATTGAAGACAGCATTGGTGGCGCTTCAGGACGCCAGATCGCTGAGCGGATGCAAGATCGAGTGAATGACGCCTACTTTGCCAACATGATGGACAAGGGTTCTGGTCGCGTCTTTACCATGCCTAGCACCATGGACTACACAGGCTCAAACTATTCCACGATGCCAACAGACGTCATCATGGACTTTGTTAAGCAGGCGGAACTAAGCCCGAAGGATGTCAGCAGGATCACTGATGACCTGCGCACATTCATGTTTGAAACAGAGCGTGGCAAGTTCAAGAACGCCGCCCCTGTAGGCTCGCCTGCGTTCCTGCGCCAGCTTCGTGAAGGTGGTGAAGGGTTCAGCGCTGGTGACCTGCGCAAAGGCTTTATGGATCGCATGTCCAAGGCTGAGTATCAGAAGATGCTTGGCTACAACATCGAGGACGTCTACGCCGCTATCCACGACCCAGCTCTTAAGGGCGTGCCAAAGGGATTTGTTGGCAACACCATGATCGAGACCAGCCCATTTGCTGAGGTAAGACCATCTACCCACCAGTCATACAACACAGCCAATGCAGGCAAGTACGCTGGCAGTATGCCAAGTATGCCTATTGAGCTGATGATGCCTGACCTGTACGAGTATTTGGAGAAGCAAGTCTTGAGTAGCCCAAAGCCTACCTACAAGAACATGACGCCAAATCAGATGAGGACTATGATCGTCAACATGATTGAAAAGCGCGGAAGTGTTATTTCCCAGCCAATCAACCAGCGCGTGGTGGATAACGTCATGCGTTACAAAGAAGGTCTCAAGCAAGGACACTTCAAGCCTAATGACTACGACTCCATCATGGAGTTCATGCGACGCACTGGTGGGTACAAAGACGGTGGCTCTGTCCACAAAGCCGAAGGCGGTGAAGTATCTGGTGACGACCTAATCCTTGAAGAGAGACCACTATGAGCCTGATTGGAGCACTGACTAAAACCGCCAAGGCTGGTGAAGCCGCCAAGAAGACAGCCCCCTTCTACTCCGCTGTGGATGAGACGCTTGCTAACCTCAAGCGCAACAAGGGTACAGGCGTTGAGTTCCTAACTGAAGTTATGAAGACCAAGGGTGTAAAACCCGCTGAGATTGCCGACCGTAAGCTTGAACAGGCATTTAAAGCCAAGGGCAAGATGACGAAGGAAGAGGCTCAGCAAATCCTAGCTGACAACCCACCGCCTAAGCTCAAAGAGAAGGTATATGACGAATCAACGGCTATAGACGAGGCAGACATCCGTGAGGCGGTAGCCCAAGAGATGTTTGGTAGACCATACGATGAGATCTACAAAACAAGTGAACTGCGCCGCATTTCGGATGAAGTCTACAGACAAATGGATGAAAACCTTGGTACTAAGTTTGGCAAGTTTAAGACTGAGGGCGGCGAAAACTACCGTGAGATCTTATTAAAGTTGCCAAAAACAAGACCTGACGCCAGTAACTACACCGACCCAGCCAAGTACGACGCTGACTTGAAGGCATATAACGCTAGTGGTCAATCTGACTATTACCATCCAAATCATTTTTCAGAAGACGCAAACATAGTAGCGCACATGCGTGTGCAGGACAGAATGATTCCACAGCCCCCACAGAAGGGCTTCTACGCTATCAACAAGACGTCTGGCAATCAGTCAGCCATGTTTGACACGCCTGAAGAATTGCAAGCATACGTTGAGACTTTGCCTGAGAACATACGAAACAACGTGACCATGGCTCAGGGTGAACGCAAGGTTCCGCCTAAAAAAGTTTTGCAGATTGAGGAAATTCAATCTGACTGGCATCAAGCTGGACGCAAAAAAGGTTATGGGCCTAAATTTGAAGAGCAATATCGAGCTTATTACACGACACCAGACGGACAACAAGTTGATATAGGTTTTGGCAAAACACCAGAGGAAGTTGAGCGAATGACTCAAGCGGCTGGATGGAACACAATGCCTATAAAAATAGAAACCGAAAAAACTGTTAGACAAATAGGTCAAGGAGTACCCGACGCCCCATTTAAAAAGAACTGGCGCGAACTGGCTATGAAGCGCCTGCTGAACTACGCGGCGGACAACAACTACGACAGTATCGCCATTACTCCCGGCGTTGAGCAGGCAAAATTTTATGACTTAAGCAAGCAGATAGATGCGCTTGAATGGGACGAAAGAACAGGTCGTCTTTATGCAAAACAAAAAGATAGCAGTGATTTTAACAAGATGGCTGATGGCGTCACATCGGAAAACTTGTCCGATTATGTTGGCAAAGAAGTGGCAGAAAGAATGATGTCACAACCCTCTACGGGAACAAACAGAATGCTTAGTGGCGTCAACCTTGAGGTTGGTGGCGAAAGTTTAAAAGATTTGTACGACAATATAATTCCTAACTACTTAAATACCTTCGGCAAGCCATACGGCGCTCAGGTTGGGCAGATTGGTATTCGTGATCCAAATGCTCCTTCATCTCCGTCAAGGTATGCAATTGTTCGCGATGCCGACAACAACTTTCGCTTGCAAGATACACAAACCGATCAATTTGCTTTACCAGAGATCTATAAGTCATCTGCTGAAGCTGAGAGCGCAATTGATGACAAGATAAACCGTAGCCTAAAGCTCCACAACTTCCCTATCACACCAGAGATGCGTGAGTCCATCAAGCAGAAGGGCTTACCCCTGTACCAACAGGTTGGCATCCCAACTGCTGGCGCTGGTGCGGCTTCTCAGATGCTTGAGCCTGAAGAAGAAGCAGGCTTAGCCGGCGGTGGATCTGTTGCTAAGTTGGCGGCATTGGCTAAGCTCAAAAAGATGAGAGAAGAGATGGCTCCTCGTGCCGCGGTCGTCAAAGATTTAATGGCCAAAGACAGCGGAAGCTATCTGCGTGACGTGACACCTGACGTGCTGACCAAGGACTACATTGAACAAGAGATCCAACGTATGGCGGCTCGTGCAGAAGCATCTAAACTTGAAGTTAAAGAAGCAAAAGGCGGCGAGGTTAGAATGACCAAGAACCGCGACGCAATGTTCATGGAACTGAGCAACAAGAAGCTCAAAAGGAAATAAGCTATGGCGACACAATTCCCACAAGATCCTAACGCGGGTCGTTTTATCGATGGGTTAAGCGATCAGCAGGTCGAAGATGACGAAGGCATGGAGTTTGAAATGCCTGAAGACGACCAAGAGATCGAAGAGTTGCCCGACGGTTCTGCCATTGTGCGTATGCCGACCAAAGGCCCAATGGAGGACGAGGACTTCTACCAGAACTTGGCTGACGTGCTTGATCCCTATGACCTGAACAAGATCGCTCTACGCTACATGGACTTGGTCGAGAACGACAAGAAGTCCCGTGAAGAGCGCGACAAGAAGTACGAAGAGGGTCTGCGCCGTACGGGCATGGGCAATGACGCCCCCGGCGGTGCTACCTTTATGGGCGCATCAAAAGTGGTACACCCTGTCATGGCTGAAGCCTGCGTAGACTTCGCCTCACGTGCCATCAAAGAGATGTTCCCACCTGATGGCCCAACCCGCACCAAGATCTTGGGCAAGGTTGACGAAGAGAAGATCGAAAAAGCCGAGCGCAAGCGCGACTACATGAACTGGCAGTTGACGGAGCAGATCGAAGAGTTCCGCGACGAGCAAGAACAGCTCTTGACCCAGCTCCCATTGGGTGGCTCCCAGTACATGAAGATGTGGTACGACGACAAGAAAAAGCGTCCTTGTGCTGAGTTCATGCCCATCGACAACATCCTGCTACCGTTTGCCGCGGCTAACTTCTACACAGCCCAGCGCGTCACTGAGATGCAGACCCTGACTGAGTGGGAGTTTAAGAACCGTATCCGCTCAGGACTGTACCGTGACATCGACCTGATCCGCGTGTCTGCTGAGCCAGAGGAAACTCACTCTGAGAAGGCAAACAACAAGATCGAAGGTCGTAAGTTTGAAGACAACGAAGACGGTCTGCGCAAGGTCTACCACATTTACACATGGCTTGAGCTGGATGACGACCCACTGACAGACGGTGAGTCCGCTCCGTATATTCTAATGGTCGATGAGCACGAGAATGAATGCGTTGGTCTGTACCGTAACTGGGAAGAGGGCGACGAGACCATGACCAAGCTTGATTGGCTGGTCGAGTTTAAGTTCATCCCATGGCGTGGTGCCTATGCTATTGGTCTGCCACAGCTCATCGGAGGGCTGTCAGCGGCTCTTACAGGCTCTCTACGCGCTTTGTTGGACTCTGCCCATATCAACAATGCGGCGACCATGCTAAAGCTCAAGGGAGCGAAGATCTCAGGTCAGTCCCAACAGGTGGATGTGACGCAGGTTTGTGAGATTGAGGGAATGCCCGGCGTGGATGACATCCGCAAGATCGCCATGCCGATGCCTTTTAACCCTCCGTCTCCTGTCCTATTCTCGCTTTTGGGCTGGTTAGACAGCGCCGCTAAGGGTGTCGTGACCACCGCCGAGGAAAAGATCGCTGACGTGAACTCCAACACCCCTGTGGGCACCACTCAAGCACTGATCGAGCAGGGCGCCGCGGTGTTCTCTGCCATCCATGCACGCCTACACGAGTCACAAGGTCGCGTTCTGAAGATCCTTGGTCGTCTGAATCGTTGGTACATCGACGAGCAACGCAAGGGTGAAGTGGTTGTAGACCTAGAGATCACTAAGGAAGACTTTGCATCTAACACGGACGTGATCCCTGTCTCTGATCCGCACATCTTCTCTGAGACTCAGCGTATGGCGCAGAGCCAAGCGGTGATGGCGTTGATGGAAAAGAACCCAGATCTGTTCAACCGCAAGGTTGTAGTGGAGAGGTTTTTGAAGCAGATCAAGGTGCCCGGCGTCAACGAGATCATGAGAGACGTCCCCAACCCCGAAGAGCGCCCAGTTGCAGACGAAAACGTCGCCATGGCTCTTGGTCAGACAGGTTTTGCCTTTATCGATCAAGACCACTTGGCTCACATTCAAGGTCACTTGGACTTTGCCAAAGATCCAGCCTTTGGTGCAAACCCCATGATCGCGCCAGCCTTCATCCCACAGATGATGGAACACGTCAAACAGCACATTACCTTGTGGTACTTAAAGCGCATGAACGGTTATGTGACAAAAGCTACAGGAAAGAAGGAAGCAGACTACGCAAATCCAGCGTTTACAGCCGAGATCGACAAGGTTTATGCCTTGGCATCCCAGCACGTTGCTATGGACAGCGAGAAGGCGTTCAAGGGCGTTATGCCTGTGATCCAGCAGATGATGCAAATGATGCAACAGAGCAAGGGTCAGGCTCCCATGCCTCCCGAAGCGCAGGTTCTCATGCAGACAAGCATGGCAGAAACCCAGCGCCGTGCGGCAAGAGACAAAGCAGAGATGCAATTGCAAGACAGACGCCTTACCCAAGAGGGTCAAGCCGACGCCGCCAGACTGCAAGCTGACATGGCCAAGCAACAACAGTCGGATAGCGTCAAGATGTCGACCAATTCGGCTGACAACCTGACCAGAGAACGTATTGAATCCGCAAAATTGACGCGAGACGCGGCGAAATTGCAAAACGAGCAGGCAGATACTGCAATGGCGCTTCAAATCGAAGCACAACGTAACTTAGGAGATCGAAATGGCTACATCTAACCCTTACCACAACGAAGCCGTGCCTATGCACAAGCGTATTGCCGCTGGCGAGAAGCTTGATGGCACCTCATTGAAGCCCTCTGGCACTCCAGCGCCAGCAAAAAAACAAGGGGGCGCACTATCGCAAGCTAAGAAAAAATAATGGTATTCAATTTGGGTGATCTGATCGGCGCTATCAAGGCGCGTCAAGCTGTAATAGCTTCTTCCTTAGCGGCTGGAAACGTCGCGTCATGGGAGGCGTACCAACGCAC